GGGATGATCGAGTCCCGTATGTTTCCGCCAGGTGCATCAATGTCCCTCCACTCCCCAGGCTGCAACGGCTCGTCATCATTACGAACCCGCACCCCTCTGGCCTTGAATCCTGCTGGGAGATTGGCAAGAGTACCTGCGTCGATCAATTGTCGGAGGAGACTCGTTGCCGCACGACCAAGACCCCCAATCATATGGGTTAAGCCAAAGCCGTAGAAACCTAGACCTGGCATGAACTTGTAGTGAACAAAGTATTGAATCTTTTGTTTGAAGGGGTCACCTTCCATGTAGTTACGGCGAATAGCCAGAATAGTAGAACTATCCCGATCTAACGTAACAATGTATGGAAGTTTAATTCCTGTCGGCTCTCCGCTCTCATCGACATCCTCGAAGCCTTCGATGTCTAGATCAACGTGCATTTCTAGTACAGTTCGCACATCATCCATGTAAGACTTAGATGTACCCTGTAGTTCGTCTACCTTCTGACGCACTGGGTTCTCTTCGTCATCTCCCGCTGCCGAAAGTTCCACATCGCGGTACATGCCCATGACCTGTTGTTTACGCAGATCGTTGTCTGACATCTTCAGAACGTGCGTAATACGTGGCGCAGTCGCCAGATCACTCGCTGAATACGGAACCACCACATCTTGTGCAGGAACAAACTTAGATACTGGACGGTTGCGAACAGAATCAAAGTATACTTTCTTAAAGGTAGAACCAGACAGTGGTAGATAGAACAGAAGCTGATCCATGTCCGGATCGAACTCTTCCATCTCTTCCATGATCAAATAGTTCATGTAGTCTTTGACGCGCTTGGCCTGCGCCTCTGTCTCTTGGTTCTGTAAACCAGCAATACGTGTCTTAACTGGACCACCAGCAGGCAGCAGTTCTTTGTACGCTTGTGCTTGGAACTGCGTAACGCTCTCACTAATCAGAGGGTGTGTCACGCCACTTGCACCTTGGAATGGCTCTGAACGCTCGATAGTACGAACGCCTAGAAGATCCAAGCCTTTGGTGTAGGTTTCTTCCCACTCGTCTCTTGACTCTACGTCATCTTCGTAAGATGCCAGCAACTCAGTTGCGATCTCACCCATATCCGAATCGTCAAGGTATTCTGCTAGGTTGGCGTCAAACGGGATCAACTCTTCTTGACCCATTTCTCCCATCATAGCTTCTGCTAGAGCTTGAACAATTGCCCCACCTTCGCCGTCTGGAATAACTTCTGCCCCGTTCTCAAACATTTCTATTTGTTCAACGGGTACTTCGACAGACGCCTCTGTTGGCATCATGTCTTCAGGACGAATCCCAGAATCTACAAGTGGTGGCAACGCCATCAGTAATACTCCTTAACACGAGGAATCTCCATTTCCTCTTCGCGTTCGTTGTACAGAGAAATAAACCCACCCTGCCTAAAACGCATTAAAGCTAACGTCATACTATCACAAAAGTCATCATGATCGCCATTAGGAAATGAAACTACTTCCTCAATGACCTCGTCAGCAAACTTTTTGTCCGTTGGTGCCCATACTACACCAGCTTCGAACAACGGGGCAACCATGTGCATTCTGGTTACTTTATCTTTCCCCTTACCAGGCGAGAAGCCAAGTGCTGGAATACCGCGTAACCGCAACTCGTCAATGAGAGGCATCCCCGTCGCTTTCGCTTCGACCAACACCATATCCGGTTCCCAGTATTCGTGTTCTTCATACGCCACCTCTTTGAGTTCAGGAAAGTTCCATCGACCCCGTCGCGCATCCAGAAGTATGATCTGCTCTGGCCCACCGTCCTCTGGGTGGAAAATGCCCCACGTTGTGATAGCTGAGTAGTCCGCCGTCTCTTTTTTCGAGAACGCCGTATCATATGCTTGTATTATGTAATCGACAGGAGGGATTTCTTCCTTTTCCCAAGGTTGCCACCACTCCCGCTTGATAATAGCTGACTCTGACGCTGTCGGGGTTTGTTGCCACTGAGCATTCCACTTGCCTACAGGCAGCGATGCCTTGATAGACAGTAGCGCGTCTTTGTCCCAGAACTCAGGCCAAAGCGGTTTGTCGCTCGGCAGGATGGCTGGAAACTCCACAACCTCCCACTGATCCGCCATTTTATCGCCTGCTTGGTTTGCAATCAGTCGTCCAGTCAGGTCTTTCTTACCCCAGCGTGTCATAACTAGAATAATTGCACCGCCAGGTTGTAAACGCTGCCGTGGACCAGAAGTGTACCACTCGTATGCGTGGTCAAATGCCGTTTCGCTTAACGCATCTTGTTCCGAATGCGGGTCATCAATGATGAACAAGTCCGCACCACGGCCCGTAACGGCTGCACCAACACCCGCCGCGAAGTACTCGCCGCCTCGGTCTGTACCCCACTTACCTGCACCCTTGTTGTCTTCTTTGAGAATCGTGTCTGGAAATATTTCTTTATACTGTGGATCATCGATCAAGTCCCTTACTTTGCGCCCAAACCGCACCGCAAGCTCCGTATTGTGCGTGGCTTGAATGATTTTGAGCTTTGGGTTTCTACCTAGAAACCAAGCAGGCATCAAGTAGCTTGCAAATTCAGATTTCGAATGACGCGGTGGCATATTAATTATAAGCCGCTTGAGTTCTCCTCGTGCAACGCGTTCAAGTTTTTCCGCGATAATTCTGTGGTGCGCCCCTTCGATAAAGTTTTCGTACACATGATGCGCAAACGGCATGAACTTTTCCGTCGCTTCTTCACGCAACTCCATCCGCTTCTTGGCTTCCGTCAGTGCCAAGATCTCTTTTAACGCTTCCTCTGGTAAACCTTGTAAGTTCATATGTCTTTCCGATACCAACCGCCCTGACACTCAAAACCCATACGTTCCATGAGCTTACCAACACGATCCGACTTATAGTTCGACCCTAGTGTTGTATATACTATACTACCGCCGTTGATTTTTGTCCAAGCCTCAAACTGTTTCAAGAGCCGAGGTCCAACCATCGTGTTCCGCGCGTCTTGGCTCACGTACCAAACGCAGTCGAATCCCGCTATCTGTTCCGTAAAAAACGGCTTCTCAAGGTAACCAAACAAAATCCCAACAATCTTGTCCCCTTGAACCGCGATGTTGGCAAAGTAATTCGGATCCAAAATACACCGCATGATCTCCGATGCCGTGCGCTCAACGCTAAACTCTATGTTAGAGAACGCCGTCTCCTGATGCATCTCCTCCCCAAGTTTTACAATACCAGTCAAATCTTGGGGCGTGGCCCTGCGGTACTCGGTCTTAGACAAGAGGTCTAATCGCTCCTGGAGGTTGCATTAATGATCCAACACCCTGTTGCATGGGAGCTTGCATAGTTTGCGGCATCGGTGTCATTGGAGCTTGTGGCGGAGCAATCATCGGGGCAGGTGCCTGTGGCATCGGAGGCTGTCCCGTTACCGACATCGTCGCTATATCGTAATTGTTCAATGCACCTGGAACAGATAACACGCCCTGTCCCATGATCCGTTGGCGATACCGTTCCGCTGCCGCCGCACCTTGGCTCCGGTTGATGCTATCTAACGTGGCCCGATAGTAATCGTCCGTCGGATCTTTGAATCCAAACCCCATAGCCAAGCTATTTAGAAACCCTACGTCGGCATCGCCGTCATTGGCCTCGTTGTTTTGAGGTGCAGAACTCTGACCGCCAGTGTTTCCACCGCCTCCGCCAGAAAAGAAACTTATAATTTTTTCAATAATATTCGGTTCATTTTCTTGTTCAGCCATCAAATATGCCTCCTATACCCAAAGACCTTAGTACATTTATAGGCTTACGTCGAGGTTGGATGGATTCAATCATCTCAGGCTGCTCGTTTCGAGCCTCTTCCATAGCCTGATACTGACGCACCAATGAATTATACGCCGCGTCTTGATCCTCTTCTTTTATCCGATCTAACATCTCAGGGATCGTTTCGTCACCCTCCGCCAAATCCAAAATGCTCTGAACGTCCTCGCGAACAGTAACACCAACAGGATACTCTCCAACGTCAAACAGATTTATCGCAGATGCAGGGTCCAAGATACTACCAACGTAGTCATACGTTTCTTTGACGTATGGAACCTTCCCCTCTTCAGGAGTACCACCTGGTCCCTTGTTGTACGCAGCCAGTGCCCTCGCATAGTCACCGTCGTACTTATCCAACATGGCTTTTAGATATTGTGCCCCGAACCTTAGACTAATCTCCGGATCAAACCGATCCTCTACACTAATAGCTCCAACACCATATCCAGGCTTTACCGCAGTCTTCGGCATGATTCCTGGAAGTCCCGCAGCACCCTTCTCGCTCACCGCATCAGGGTCAAAGCGGCTTTCTTGCTGAATCAAACGGACATAGATGTCAGGATCAATCCCGTACTCCTTCGCAATCTCCTGCGCCATTTCAATATAGTTCATCGCACTACTCCATTTCCTGGCAACGCCATAACTCCACTGCGCAGTTTAACCTGCCCACCTTCTCTATAGGCCGAGATTCCTGTACCTTTGAACAGTTCCTTCAACTCTGGCGTCAATGCAAAACCTTTGACCTTTCCGAGTTCAGGGCCAGAAGAACGTATCTTCAAATCTTCCAACCGTGGCAGTTTGACTTTGTGTTCCTTCTCAAGTCTCTCCATCAACTTGTTCACGTTCTTCGGCAAGATTTTGTCGTAGTACTCTTGATGACCCTTTAAATCTCCGCCCGTCATGCCTTGCACCAAGTCACTGCGGTTAAACGTAATAAAGTCCGCACCAGAATTAATCGCCTGCTCAAGTGCCTGCTTTACCGCGATATTCGTAATCCTGTCCGTCTGGTACAATGATCCAAGACCCACATCGTCAGGGGACGTTTGCAAAGCAATTCTGGAAACCTCATCCCCGAAATACCCCAGTCTGTTCGCAACTTCACCTGGCGAATTTAAATTGCCCTCACCTTCGATAAGATCGTTTAAAAACGCATTAACGTCCTCTTCAAACAATTTAGAGTTTACCATCCCCTTCAACGTGTCTTCATAAAACGTCTCAGGTAAACCGTTTGTTTCCAAAATCGCTTTGATCTCTGCGTCGATTCCCGCGCCCCCATCGTCTCTATAATTGAAACCTTTTCTTGCCTCATTTAATTTAGCCAAATCACTAGAGGAGAATCTTTGACCCGCATTTTGTAACGCAACTCGGTCTTCTTCTAAACGCTTTTGAGCTTTCAACCGAGCAATCTGCAAGAACGGAGTTTGCAACCGTTGGTCCCCTACGTTGAAATCTCCGCCCCCAACTGCTTCCATAAATCTCCGGCTCTTACGAACCCTCGTCGCATCTTGAGTCGCCTCACTCTGAATCTCTCCAACGTGGAACGTCTTACCCGCTATCGTCGCACCTTTGTTCTCTGTCGGAGGATCGATAACGTCAAACTGTCCCGTCCGCATGTGAACTAGCGTCGGTCCTTTCATAGAGTACTGCGTTGCTGCAAAGTGCCCTGAGTCCCCAACGCCGCTTTGCGGACCATCAAACGGAGTATTCCCCAAAGTAATTACCGTCTCCCGATAATCCGTTGGGTTGTTCAAGAAATAACCCTTATACTGAACGTCCGCGCCATCCAGTATCCGTACCTTCAACGGAGTTCTACCAAGCAACTCCTGAGTGTCAGGGTTGTTTAAGTCAATCTTGCTGTTCCCAAAGTTCGCTTCCGTAATACCACGAGCTTCCAACTCGGCATTCGAAACTCGGTTCTTCGGGTTCATCAGATAGTTTCTTAACTGATCCAAGTTGGCAAACTTCGTCTGACCACCCTGCGCCAGAACCTCATCCAAACGAGAGTTCAACGCCGTGTCCTGACCCGTCATGCTGAAGTCCATCGCCTCAAGCTGGTTCATAGGAGTTGCTGCAACTAGACCTTGGTCAGTAAGTTCACCAAACTCTGGGTCATCCGCCATGTTTTCTTGAACCGCATTCGCCAACGCCTGAAGTCCTGGAGGGGCACCGCCTTCCGGAATCTGTAATGGCTCTATATCATCTGCGTCCGCAACATCCCTAAATGGATCCAACGGCTGACCTGGCTCCGTCGCTACAGGCGGGAATAACTCATCCATTAACTGACGGCGTTGAGCAGGGTTATAACCACGCACAGTCAGGGCTTCGTCTAAATCATTAAAGATATCCGCTGCGCCGTAACCTAGGTTTGTTAGTTCAGCTACATAATCTTCTCCAAGGCCAACCAACGCATCACTCATCGTCATCTGATCAGGATCATCAAAATAACGCGGTAACTCACGGTCCAATACGTCATCTAATCGTTCCGCCACATTCGCATAATACGTGGCGTCCGTGTCGTCATCTGGAACCAAGTCACCATAGTCCTCATCGCCAGCCATCGGGTTAAACCCGTCATCATCGCCAGCAATGACCGGATCATATTCTTGAGCGTCACCAAAAGCCGCCGCTTCAGTTCTAAACTGCCGACGCTGTTCAGGGGTATACCTGCTCAACGCATAATCAAACGCATCCGCTATATCAGCGTCACTATATCCAAGCCCCTGTAAATCAAGACCAATCGATTCCATCTCATCAAACGGACTATCATACCCGTCATCTACACCCGAAAAATAACGAGCAAGCTGCTCGTCAAGTCTTTGTTCAACACTCCGGATAGTAGGGTTAAATATCTCATCGTATTCCTGCTGAATGATCTGTTCCCCAGGTAACGGAGGTAATCCGTCCTCAACCCGACTTGCGTTGATCATCTCAATCTCAAGAGCATCCATAGGAACGCCGCCAAGCGTTTCGTCAATCGCGCGATCATCCGGATCAAGCTCAACCAACGGAGTCGAACGCGCCTCCAAATCCTCCAAGCTCAACTCATCAGGCCGAGGGCCAAGGTCCACGCCTCCTGGATCACCTGGCCCCTCCATCTGAGCCATGATCGCCTCAATCTCAGGATCAGTCATGTCAGGATTCTCAGCACGTAACCGACGACGCATCGCTCCAGTCACACCCTTAATCCCCAAACCAAGCATCGGAATTAACTCAGCAACCGTCAACGCATCCAAAATCCGAGCCTCTTCCTCCTCCTCAAGAGACATCCCACCATAGTCACCACCAGCCAAACGCTGACCACTCTCAACAATAGGCAATCCCAACGCTACAGCCGAATCCTGCAAAAACGATAAAGGATCTCCACTCTCACGAGCCTGATCAACAACACCACTCAACGCACCCGTAACCAACCCCAACGGGTCGTCCATCAACGCACCAATGCCCTTCTCAATCAAGCGACCACCCGCAGCAGGATAACGTACAAACGCAGACCCAAGGTCCGAGTCACGTATATATCCAGGCTCAATGGGCTGTGTATTAAACGGATCGAGGATCATCGGATCTCGGTCCCCGAGGAATGTCGGCTGGGTCAAAGGAGGTAAGGCCATAAATAACTCCGATTAAGTCTTTGCCGCAGTTTACACAAAACCCAAATGAAAATACACCCCCGCAATTTTTAGGGGCTAGGGACTCCTACTTGTGGTCTACATACAAGTGCAATGAAACTACCAACGAATGAATCTGTGAAACTAACATTATAGGAGAGACGAGAGCGATGCGCCCCGCTCTTAGGGGGGTTGGGGGGTTGCACCCGAACCTTCGAACCGTTGCAAACAGGCAGAGTAACCCCCGTTGCAAGGATGAACCACAGACCACGGCATCGAGCCATGGTCTGTGGTACGCAGCCATTCCTTCGTCAGACAGCTTGATACTGAAGGCATAAGCCCATGCTATTCGAGCCGGATAATTCGGAAGACGACTCCGAATCATCCTAAGAACTTTCAGGCGTTGTTGCACAGGGATGGAGATGTCGGTGTCGCGCCTGTGTAGTTCTTGCTCGGCATGGGCTTATCAACAACACAACAACAGAAATAACCGTGCGACACGACCCCAGGTCTTAGTCTGTTCAGAACGGGAGGTCGAGGCCTTCAGAATGTCAGGTCACGAGTAGCTCACCGTCAGGTCGGCATGGTCTTTACAGATGCGTGATTCAACGGGAAAGACCATGCCGAGTGTTAGAGTTCAGTTCTCCGTTCATAACCAAACTATTTTAAGAAGTGTCCGTGACGTTATATTGACGCTCAGACGTTGCGCTGTGATCGATGTATTCCTGCGGGCCAAGTGTCCTCAGAATTTGCGCGGCCTTGCGGCGTGCGCAACCCATCGACAGTAGGATAGGTTCGGTGTCAAATAACGTGCACAGCCATTCTGAAAATAGTTCTCTGCACCAGGACATTCCTCGCGCGTTCACGGTGGCCTTGCGGCGAACCGTGAATCCTCGACAACCCGTCCTGCCCCGACAAAGACAGGGGCACGGTCGACGGTCATTCTGTCGTCGTCGTTGTTCATTATTAGCTAATATAGGAGATACACAATGGCTAAGTATTCATACGTTCCGACTGAAGATATCGCAATCAAGTGCGAGTTCACTGTCCACGACCTCAAGGTTCTGGATCGAGTGTTGACTGAGTACGTCGATTCAGACGGCTGGTCATACGAGGAATGTCTTCATCGGGACGTCCGTAAGATCTTATCGGAAGCGTTCCAATCAATACACGCGAACACAGAGTACGACCAGACTCGCTTCGAGAAAGTGGTCGAGTACAAGATCAAGCTCAAGTCTCGGAAGGACGAGGTCAACTTGTCGAAAGAGCTAGACGACGAGATCCCATACTAATTCAATCGCGGGGGCTTCGGCTCCCGCACCAACTGGCAGAAGGAGATACAACATGCCTAATCAATTCGGAAAAACCCGTGACATCGAGAACCCATACGCCGTGTACCGTTCGCCCTACGGATGGGAGTGGCGCATACTCAAGACGTACAAGATGCCCAAAAGCGAAGCGAAAGACCCGTACGCTCGGTGGTTCGTCGCAGCTACGTCACCTCACATGCACAACGGGAGCTTCGAATATGGTGACACGTACAAGACAGAGATCACACGGAACGCTGCTTTGATAAGTGGCGACCCCGAGTGGCTCGAAGAGTACGCACCCAAAGTATAACCAACGTGGGGGTTTCGGCCCCCACCCCAACTGTCAAAGGAGATACAACATGACAGAAGACTTCAACAACAAGTTAGCCGACGCACTGTGGACGCTACTCGAACCTCGCATCCAGAAGCTGATCGATGGCAGCGACGGCGGTGACATTGACGACAAGATCGAACAGTGGATGAGATACCACTTTGATCTATCCGACTACAGTCTCGACATCACCGATTACTCCCACGAGATCGACGGTATGGTCGACGCTCAGGTTCAGTATCTTGCCGAAGACGGTGACCTGAAGGAGTGGCTTGGCAATCGAGAAGATAACGATACCGAGTTCCGGCAACGGGTGTATGCTGCACTCAATGACTACTACGACATCCGCTTAGTCAGAAAAGTTGATGTCTGATATCGACTGGAGCGGCTTCTGGTTCAGGGGCCGCTTCCACCGCCAAGGTATGACAGCGACCTGGCGTTGTACCAAGTGCTACCAAACCATAACACCAGACACATCAGATTGGAGTATCGAAGATGTCAAATGCAAATGCACAAACACTAGGCAACAAGCTCAAGTTCAAACTGGACATGATGCTGATGATGATAACAGCAGGGCGTAACGAAGAAGCAGCTAAGATGTATGATCAACTCATCGCAAATTTCGACAAGTTAGGAGTAACAGAAGATGCAGCCTGACAGAAGACACGGTGGCCCCTTCGACAGAGGGGGTGCCGACTACTACTACGGTCGCCCATTCAAACCGCACTACTACACGGGTGACACATATCAATCAACGCTCATTCCGGAATACGGGATGAGCAAAGAAGCAATCGAAGAGTACCGTGCGGGGTACGCTGAAGCAGAGAAGTTCGGAGATAGAAAGGATTGGACATGAAAGAGTATAGAGTAGGGGTTCACTACCAAGAGGGTGCTGTTCTGCGTATTTACGCAGACAGTATCGAACAAGCAAAAGAAAAGGCTCAAGAAATATTGGAGGATAGTGAAGCTGTCTTTCCATATGAGGGCAAGCAAAAAATAGTACACCGTGAAACTATGGTAACTAATGTAGAAGAAATGGAGGAAGCGTAATGACAATAGGTGGATTCACACTGATGGACAGTGGCTTCGGGATATCTGTCACAGAGTATGAAGCAGGGTGGTCGTTCTGGTTACAGGGCGACGACGCTCAACAGTTCCGCGATGAGTGGGAAGCGTATCAACTAGGTGTCGGGAATGACTTTCGGCACTTCCTTTCAACACACGACTACGACACACTGTTCCAATAGGAGGCGAACATGACACAGAAACCAATGTGGGAATGGAATCACGACGAGATCCGCGACTACTACGATCTAAATCCTGACCTCTCAATCCTGACATACGCAGGTATGCTAGGACTGAGCGGAGGCGAACTGAAAGAGATCCTGATGACAGACGGAAACGTCTACGACAAACAGGAAGCTGAAACAGCGGAACAAATGTTCGATCCGTTTTATCAAGAACCTGACCTCGGTGAGTGGTGGTCACGGTAAACTGAAGGGGGCTTCGGCTCCCTTCTTCTTAACTACTATCATAATGTGTCCCGCTGGTCGCGGGACGCTGTCAGTTTAAAATGAGTTCCCCTAGTCGGGG